ATACTATTGGACCGGGGCATCGGGATCGAAAAGACGATCCCGGGGTGCGCTCTCTAGCACAATTGCTAAAGAGAAAGAGAGTCGGAAACTATGTTTCCAACTCACGCACCTTCCAACGTCTCGCTCGTTGTCACAAATTAATGCAACTAGAACGCGCGTTGGCCTCTTCTCGTAAGAGAAAAGGGAAGGGCTCAGCGAAGAGACTGCCAAGTACCGAACCACGAGGAACGGCAGTAATACAGGATGAAGGAGGAAATAGACACACACATAATGCGTGCCCACCCGCACCGCTATGTACTACAATTGACAGAGGGACGAACAATGGGCTACTTCGGTGGATGAAGTCGAGTTACGCGACAGGAGTGGTAAATCAGGACTGCAGAACGATCATTTCACACGGCGACAAAGTGATTACACCAGAGAGGTCAGGAGTGACAGCTATGAGCAACATGATGGGGCTGGAAAGAAACTTTCCGGCTCTAAAGTGCGCTCATGAGCTGTGCTTCGGGACACTCAACTTTATGGATGAATCACAGCAAGGCACCAGGGCAGTGATGAGGTTTCTAGAATTCTGTTGGCAGGTAGTATTAGGAGGTCGGAAGAATGTTGGCGAGTGGACGCTAGAGCGACGCAAGCAAGCTTGCGGATCGCGTGAAGGTCTCGCTATCGGAGACGGGCTAACCAGGCCTAAAGTAGGTTGTGACAAGAGAAAACCAGACGGAACCAAATATGCACGAGGTGCAATTGCTCGCCGTGTGAAGCGAAACGATCGGAAGTTTGGTCGGGGCGTTGATCTAAAGAATATAGTGCTTGGATCAGGACTGGATCGGGCTTACGTGGACAAGGCCACAGTAGCAGACCTAGTGGACGCTCAGGCAGGTGCGTACGAAAGGCTCACGGAGACTAAGACTGAAGTAGAGGAGGAATATCTTCAGAAGCTCGAGAGGTTCGTAACAAATACCTGCGAGAAGGCGAACACTCGGGTAACTAGTGTAACGTTGCCAATGCCGACGACGAACGCCTGTTCTGACAATTCAACACTCAATGGAGGACAAATTGGTGCGGTAGATCTTTGGCAGCGAAGGCTGTCAGACAAAGATTTCCGGACCCATAAGCTCGCATTGATGATGATGTCATTCAGGGTTCGCCGCGCTTCAATTAAGAAGAAGAGGCAGACTGATCATGCATTAGTGACTCTGAAGAACATTACCGAGATCACAAAGGAGGAGTACTTGATACTGCGTGGACAATTGTATGAAATCGACGGGCCATTTAATGAGCTCGACGTTGACTTTCCATTGCCCGGAGACGAGGCGCCTCTCTTGATGCGCAACGCGGTCCGCCAAAGGTGTATTCGCCATTTAATCCACCAACACAAAGTGTTGGCGCACATAATAATTGAAACAAATCCAAGGTGGTTGGAGTCAGAGACTCAACCAGGCTGGCGAGTGCCAGATGAATTTGCGAAATTAATAGGTGTGAAGATTGGGTGGAAAATGCCTGAGGTGAAGTATGACCACGAGGGAAATGTTGCACAAGAGGAGCTCACACCGCTCGCCATACAGATTGAAGCATGCCGCCGTTGCGCGCATCACAGTGAGACGAATCCGTCCCTTGCTGTTGTCAGCTCGTTTGTCAACACTCAAGGCAAGGTGCGTAATGCAACAATGCATGAGGCCCATGTGGTTATCGCGGCAAAAGGCATGGTTGCCTTCCTGATTAAACACCTACGCCAAGTTCGAATGAACAAGGCAATGTTGAATAATGAGGTCGTTGATATCACATGCTCGCAAGAGGAAGCAAACGAAGCAGAGATTTACTCTGGTGACTGGAGCAAAGGGACGGATCGAATCAGCTGTAAAACGGCTCGAAGGGTCTTGACGACAGCATTGACTGCTGCAAAGGCACCGTGGTTCATGATCGCAGCCATACCTGCCGTGTGCGGGAACATGGAGATGATGAAAGGAGAATTGAACGGAGGGCCGGGAATCGGACGTATTGACATGATGAAATACAGTGAGTTCACAGGCAGAGCCTTCACAAGGAAGGGTACATGTGGAGGACTCATGGGACTAGGCCCAAGCTGGTTCATTATGTCAATGATGAACGACTTTGCTGCAATTGATGCAGGTGCGTCAAGGAAGAGCTTCTCGGTAAACGGAGACGACATAACTGCGCTGTGGACGATGAAGAGGGTACTACAATATGAAGAGAACTTGGCAAAGCTGAGAATCGTTTGTAATGTATCAAAGTCTTTCTTTGGACCCGTCGGCGTCTTTTGCGAGCAAATAGTAACGCGCATCACTAGCACAAGTGCTAGAGGACGTGCACACTATAGGCTCGGAGAAGCATCGGGGGCGAAAGGTGACGATGATTTAAAACATCTACAAGCGGATCAGCTGCGGGACATTGCAAAGGGGCGTGTACTGGACCATATGCATACAACACATAAACTAATACGTGAGTTGGCATATCAGGCTTATAACGCCAGTGCGCTAATACAACCAGATAAATTACCTGGAAGGATAGCACATGGTGGAGGCGGAAAAGGGACGGCAAACGCAACAACCTTCGCAAACTTCATGATTGCAGGACCAACATCGATACGACAGAAGAAGAAGACATCTATCGAAACTCAATTATCGGCGAAGAGGAACGAGGTATTGGAAGCATTAGCGACCACACCAAGGCAACTAGGTGACGATGGGTGCAAGTGTCTCAAAGAAG